CCAAGCAAATTGAGCGCAACAAGCCAATCAAAGCCTACGCGAATCATTCAATGTACAGCGATACTGAGCCGTATGAGGTCATCAAGATCTGTACCGAAAACAAAGTGATCGTCCGTCAGATGCAAGCTGAGCGCTCACCAGACTGGAAGCCAAACATTGTAGCTGGTGGCTTCTTTGGTCACTGCACCAACAATGACGACCAGCGTAACGCGTGGGTCATTGAGCCTTGGGGTGCAGGCGGTGAGGTCACTATACGCTGGTCTAAAGCTAAGCGGCAGTGGCAGTCGGCTGACGGCAGCCGGTTCTACATGTCTGACCAGCCGGTCAAACGCTACGACTTTAACTTTTAGGTGGTAGCTATGATCAATCCTACTTTTGACAGCGGCTGCTCAATTCAACCTAAGTACCCAAGAGTGGACAAAGACCCGCGCTTGGTACCCATCGCCACAATCATCCATTCGATGCGCGAGGAGATCCGTGACATCGAGTTTGATGAGCCGCACATCGATACATCCAGCCGGCGTACCGTTCTCGAGGGTCTCGAGGCACTACGCGCTGCTGGCACCGAATACATCCCGACATTCTGATAGTGGAGAGCACCATGAAACTCAGTATTTGCCTCAATAAGTTTGCAAAGATTATGTGGCCACAGAAAAAGCATCGCCGCGACAGCATGCAGCGTATTCTCCGGTTCATCGACTTTGCCGGTGACATTGGTCTGGACGATGTGCGCGCGGATCAGGTGTATGACTTTATGGACTACCTACGACAGGACGGCCTCACAGAGGCCACTGTTAACCGGTATGTCGCTGCAATTCAGTCCGTTATGACCTTCGGGCGCAAGAGCTCAATTAGTACCAAAAAGTTTACGATTGAGACCACCAAGGAAGACAACCGCATCCGGTACTTTACCAGCCTCGAGCTCGATAAGATCGAGCAGTGGTGTCAAATGTCACGAGCACCCCAGTGGTTCGCTGATATGTGCATGGTGGCGCGGTATACAGGTATGCGACATGCTGAGGTGCTAAAAGTCGCGAACAGGGAGCAGGCGAGGATCTACCAGTCAGCAAAAGGTGTCTGGTATGTTGAGCTGATGACCACTAAGAACGGTGACCCTCGCAAAGTACCAGTCTGCAGTCCAAAGGCGGTAGAGGCGATGCACAGATTAGCTGAGGGCTTTGAGTACAGCTCGAACACCTTTTACCGGACATGGGACAGGATGCGTAAAGCTATTGTGGGTAATGATAAGCAGTTTGTCTTTCATGTATTCAGACACACCGCAGCTTCAACAATGGCCAATGAGATGCGTCTTAACAGCGATATTATTGGTATCATCCTTGGACACCGGAACCCCGAAACCACCAAAAAGTACATCCACGCCAAGACAGAAACCTTGGATGACATTGCAATGGAATTTGCAGCAGTTGGGTGATTGCATTTTGTGTCTAAAGGAATAGACTTAATTTTATACGAAGGAGAAAAGAGATGGAAAACAAATGCACTAGAAAATGGCATCGCCGTGTGAGCCTCAAATTCGGTACCACTGTTACTAGCTGGTCTAACCCCAACAACGCACCGCCGATACCGCAGAACCATCCTAATGTAAGCTATGGCTTTATAAACGTATACACCTCACACCCAACTCATCCCCTGAATAACACACTCACAAGTTAACCTAATTACAGTTGATTTACTTATGTTGCCCCATAGCAATGGGTGCAATAAGGGAGTGTGTTCCAATGACTATCAAAACAACAGCTACAACTTTAGACCAGCTTCAGCGCGAAAGAGATATGTTAACCGATGGACACGATCGGTTCATGGAGCGACAAGAGAAGCTAAAAGATCTTAGTGTCGATCGATCGCATTCACAGATACTCAAGCAATCGATAGTGGCTGTTTCCAAAGCTCTCGATGAGAGGCTTGCAGCGGCAGCCGCCCCCGCTAACCACCGTCCATTTTCTTGGATCAATGACCTTCTACCAATTGACAATGAGACACTCGCCTACTTAGGGCTGGTCTGTTGTATGGAGAGCGTTGGGCTCGCAGCGACACGCACGGCCTGCTTACGCACTATCGGGTCACGGATCGAAATGGAGCATTTTGCATCTGGCTTGCGTGAGTACGATAAGAAACTATCGGATCGCGTGGTTGATATTGCTGTACGAAACAGCAGCAGCGAGCATCGTAAGAAAGCCGTGAGATCCATTGCAGCTAAAGAAGGCTACAGCCCAGAGAAATGGTCACAAGAGCGCCGGCTGAAAGCTGCCGCACCTGTACTCTCAGCAATTCTTGAGGCTTCAAATGTGTTTGATGTATGGACACAGATCAAAAACAACAAAACTATTTACCGCATGGGGTTGACCGATGAGGCCTCTGAGGCAATTGCAGATCTGAATGCTGACATCAGTTGGAATGAGCCGGTCTTTACGCCAATGCTAACTGAGCCTAGAGCTTGGATAGATGAAAACAGCGGCTGCTACTTAGACCCCGCCTTAGCATCAGTGACACCGTTGGTGCGTCATGCCTCTAAGAAACAGATGGGTATGATGCGCTCAGCGATTCGCTCAGGGAGCATGGCACCCGCACTATCTGCGATCAATAAGATCCAACAGACGAAATATGTCATCAACGATTATGTCCTCGAAGCGGTCAAATGGTCTTGGGCTAATGATTTGCAGCCAAATGACAGCTTCCCGAAAGGCACCAAGATCCCTCAAGTTGAGTTCCCTGAAAACTATGAAGAACTAGGGACTGAAGAAAAGAAGGGGCTGCGGCTGGATCGCAGCGGTATCCGGCTACTAAATAAGCAAGTGGACACCGATCGCACCATGATCCAGATGGACATCAAGCAGGCTGAAGACCTACTTAACTATGATGGTTTTTGGGTGCCGATGTCTTTTGATTTCAGGGGCAGGGTCTATCCAATCCCATCGTTCAACATGCATCGGGCAGACCACATCAAAGCCATGTTCATGTTGGGTGATGCGCGTCCAATCGGTGACAACGGTGCTTACTGGGTTGCGATGCAAGTTGCAAACACTGGTGACTTTAAAAAGATGAGCAAAGCATCATTCAGTGACCGGTTGAACTGGGTGCTTGAAAACGCCGACCGGATTGCAGAGATCGGTAATGACTTCGAAAGCACTTACGATGATGCCCATGAGATTTGTTGGTCGAAAGCCGACAAACCCTTTGCGTTCTTGGCAGCCTGCCGTGAGTTCTATGGGTTCTGGGTTCATGGGACTGCGTATTGCAGCGGCCTGCCAATAAATCTGGATGGGAGTAACTCGGGCATTCAACATTTTAGTGCCGCATCGCTCACTGAATCAGATGCAGCTCTAGTTAATCTTGTACCAAGCGACAAGCCTGCGGATATCTATCAGGCTGTAGCTAACCTCGTGATCGAGATGCTCGAAAAGAAGAAAGAAGATCTCGAGTATCGGGAGTGGCTTGAGTTTGGCATCAGCCGAAGCATCGTGAAACGCAACGTGATGACCTTTGGGTACAGCTCGAGTGTCTATGGGTTCACTGATCAACTGATGGAAGACTTGATGACCCCGCTCAAGAAAGAGGTCACGCGGAAGCAGCGAGATGAGCATCCATTCAGTAATCCACCATTGGCAGCGCGTAAGCTCGCTGAGCTGAACTGGCTGGCGATCAATGAGATCATCGTGGGTGCTTCGGAAGGCATGGCGTATTTCCAAGGCCTCGCCAGAATACTCGCAACGAACAACCACACTATGAGCTGGTTTACACCTGTCGGGTTTCCTGTTGACAACAGCTACTTTAAGAACAAATCGAAGCGGCTGCGGCTGTACCTTTACGATAAAGAATGCAACAGCCAGCTCGAGACTTTCCCGCGTCTAAACTTTCCCGATGAACGGACAGTGGATACTCGGAAATGTGCGAGCTCGATTAGCCCGAATGTGATCCACTCTTGGGACAGTAGTCACCTAATGTCTACGGTTCTCAGTGGGTCATCGAAGGGGATCAAAAGCTGGATGCTCATCCACGATAGCTTTGCAACAATACCGGCACAGACAGCCGTGCTATTCAAAACGGTGCGCGAGACTTTTGTCGATCAATACGACAATGGTTGTCTGTACGATGACATCACGCAGCAACTGCTGGATCATCACCCACTGCCAAAGAATGTGAAGCTACCAACTAAGCCGGCTAAAGGGTCTTTGGATCTCAAGTTGGTACTGCAAAGTGACTACTGTTTTGCCTAGCTGCACTAATGTTGCCCCATAGCACTACGCGCATTTACCTACCCTATCTATCCATAAACGAAAGGACTGGTAATGCACCCCAGAGAAAAGGTCTACGAGCTGGTCGCTCTTCATCAATTGAAGGGTGAGCCAGTCTCGGATGTTCTCATGCAAGAGGCAGAGCGCCTTGGGATCATCATCGACCAGCCGACAATAGAGAAACCATCAGATCAAGGAGTATCAGAAGATGGCTAACAGAGTAAACTTTGAGACCCATAAGGGTACAGCAGTATATCCATGGATTAACCGTGCCGACACACATTTCAAAGACGAAGGTGTTTACAAAACAGGCATCAGAGTTCCAGCGGATCAATGTAAGGATATTAAGGAAAAGGCACTCGAGCTTGCGAAGGAAGAGTTTGGCAAGAAAGCGTCTGCCGCTCGTATGCCTTGGAAGATTGATGATGACACCGGCGAGTTTATTATCAACGCCAAGTCTAAGTATCAGCCTAAAGTCTATGACAGCTCTGGTCAGGTAATTCCACCCAGCCGGCTGCCTGAGATCTGGGGTGGCTCAACTATCAAGATTGGCGGCACTATGAGCGCCTACAATCAATCAGGCAACATGGGCGTCAATTTGCAGCTCAGTAAGATCCAGATCATCGACTTGGCCGAGCGTCAAGAGGGTGGCGACGATGGTGGCTTCGCTGCTATTGCTGGTGGATTTGTAGCAGGGGATGACGATGGCTTCGAAACGGACGATGCGGAAAACGAAGGTGGCTTCGCGGCCAACTTCTAGTTCTTCCGTCAGATCCAGAGCTATCAAGAATGGTTACCGCTCTGGCCTCGAGGATAAAACCTCGAAACAACTAAAGGAGTGCGGTCTCGAGGTACTTTATGAGACCGAGCGGTATGCCTACCGATGGCCATCAAGGCTTTCTACTTATACACCGGATTTCAAGCTGCCCAAGCGAGGCGGCTTTTTTTATGTCGAAACTAAAGGACTTTGGACAGTTCAAGATAGACAGAAATGTCTGCTTGTAATTGACCAATGCGGCATTGATCTCCGGCTCGTGTTCTCCAATGCGAATGCCAAGTTATACAAAGGCTCGCCGACTACCTACGCGGCGTTCTGCGACAAACATGGCATTCCTTGGGCGCACAAATCTATTCCAGACGATTGGATCAGGGAGAGTAAAGATGCAATCAGCAACAGCAGTACAATGGGGTCAGGAGAATGACGCTGGACGCTTCATAGGTCATGAGCCGTGTGAGGCATGTGGTAGCTCCGATGCCAAAGCAACATATGACAATGGGGAGAGAGGCTATGCGGCGCATTGTTTCTCGTGCGGGTTTCACGAAACCTTTGAAGAAGCCGGTCAACCTACCGGCTCAGTCACTCGCTCAGAGGCAGTTTCGCAGGCGGGTTCTATCCAGCCGACGGATCTACTCAAGGGCTCGTGTGAAGCAATCCCCGCTCGAGGACTAACTCAAGAGACCTGTAAAAAGTATGGGTACCTTGTTGGTAAGTATAAAGGTGAACCAGTCCAAATTGCGACTTACTACGATCACAAGGGTACACCAATAGCCCAGAAGATCCGCACCAAGGACAAAGGCTTTGTGCTTATTGGTGACAAGAAAAAGCTGCCGCTGTTTGGATCACATAAATACGCTGGCGGTGACAAACTGGTACTAACAGAGGGCGAGATCGATTGTCTTTCAGTCGGTCAAGTCATGCACAGTATGCCGGTCTGTAGCCTACCAAACGGCGCTCAGGGCGCTGTAAGGGCTATCAAAGACAATTGGGATTATGTGATGGGCTTCAAAGAGGTCTATCTATGTTTCGATATGGACGAAGAGGGTCGCAAGGCTGCACAGGCTGTAGCTGAGCTGCTGCCGGTTGGATCATCCAAAATCGTTCATTTACCATACAAAGACGCTAACGCTTGTCTTTTAGAAGGAAAGCATAAAGACATCATAAGTGCGGTGTTTGAGGCGAAAACCTATCGCCCTGACGGCATCGTGGCCGCAGCCGATGTCAGGCAGTCTCTAGGGGTGGTGGAAGCGGCCTCTGCCATTGCTTATCCATACAAGAGATTGAACGAGATAACTCTCGGCATCCGGTTGGGTGAGATGGTTCTTCTAGCGGCAGGGTCTGGCATCGGCAAGTCTACAATGGCTCGTGAGATTGCCTACAAACTGCACATGGACGGTATGCGGGTAGGCATGATCTGCCTCGAGGAAAGCAACAAGAAGACGGTTTTGTCTTTGGTTGGCATTCACATGAATAAGAACATTGCGGTTGACCGTGATGGTGTGGACGCTGCTGACATCTACAATGCTTTTGATGACATGTTTCCAAGCGATGACCGGCAGATATACCTGTACGATCACTTTGGGTCATCTGAGGTCGATACAATCATCCAGCGTATCCGTTACATGGTCAAAGCGCTCGATGTGCAGTTCGTCATTCTCGATCACATATCAGTCATGATCTCAGGTCTGGCAGTAGCTGATGAGCGCCGTGCCATAGACCTAGCCTGTACGGCTCTTAGAACACTCGTGAGCGAGCTTAACATTGGCCTGATCATGGTCAGCCACTTACGCCGCCCAGAGGGATCAAAAGGGCATGAAGATGGCGAGAAGGTTAGGCTGCGTGACATCCGTGGATCTCATTCTCCGGTTCAGCTTAGTGATATTGTGATTGGCCTACAGGTCAGCCCCGATGACCCGAATGGTGACCTTCGGTATCTACATGTTGCGAAAAACAGGTTCACCGGCGAGTGCGGAGTAGCCGGTGCGGTCAAATACTCGCGTGATAGTGGCCGCCTAACGGATGCCGCCGATACGTTTTAATCACAAAATAAGGGAGCATGGTTATGCAAGTTCCAACATTCGATGAGATCCGTGAGGCTCTCAAAGTTCCAGATGGTCGCGATTATAACAACAAGAACAACTATAAGTTCAGCTTGGAAGCAATGGTTCGTCAGCAGCAGCGTAATAACGCGCTTTTGATGGCTCGAGGTCTTAGGTGGCGTAGAGCTGGAGACAGGGGCAAGTGGGATCATGCTTAATTACAGTTACTATGACACTGCTGGTAAACGTGACCACACGATTATTGGTAGCGGTGAACACTCTGGCCGTAAGGCTCATGTGTTCGAAGAGCCTGATGGCAGCCTCAGTGTGGTCATGATCAATGACACGGCAATCATCAAAACTCATTTATATCCAAAAGTGTCCAAAGCTCACGCAATCAGTGTGGCTGAGCAGTGGGTGCTCGGGTTCTTAAAATAACAGGAGAAACTTATGCAGCAGCGGCTTAGAGAATGGTCTATCGTGACCTTTGACATTGAGACTAACGGTCTCGACCCTGATGTAATCCACTGCCTTGTCGTCCGGTGTATGATCACCAACAAGGTGCGTTGGTTTACTACAGAGAACATGCAAGAAGGTCTCGACCTACTCGCTGCTGCTGATCAAATCATTGGCCATAATATTATTGGCTACGATATTCCCAGCCTTCAGAAAGTCTACAAGTCATTTAAGTTACCTCAAATGTTAATGATCACAGACACCTTAGTGCTCTCTAGGTTACTGTGCGCCGACATGAGCAACGATGACTTTGAAGCTGATTGGGACGGTAAAGGTGTTGCTCTCCCTAAGCGCCTGTACGGTTCTCACTCGCTTCAAGCGTGGGGCTTACGCATGGGCTCACACAAAGGTGACTACACTGGAGGCTGGGAAACCTACAGCGAAGAGATGCTGGAGTACTGCATCCAAGACACTGCAGTCACTGCAGCTCTCTTTCGCAACTTTATGGACATGAAGCCAGACCAGACCGCCGTAGACTTTGCTCATGAACTAGCAATCGTATGCGATGAGGTCGGTAAGTTTGGCTGGACATTCGATGTTAAGAAGGCCACTGAGCTGTACGGAACATTGGCGCAGCGCCGAGCAGATATTGAACGAGAGCTGCACGATCTGTTTGATCCTTGGGAGATCCACGAGGAGTTCATACCGAAGCGTAACAACAAGACGTTAGGCTACGTCGAAGGTGAGGTATTCACTAAGGTCAAGACTGTACAGTTCAACCCCAATAGCCGCCGGCACATCGAGTTCTGTTTGCGGCGTAAATACAACTGGAAACCCAAGCTGCTGACGGCGCAGGGTCACGCACAGATCGATGAAACTGTGCTTGGCGGACTACGATACCCAGAAGCGCAAAAGCTCGCTGAGTTCTTCATGGTTCAGAAGCGCATATCCCAACTGGGTGAGGGGCGTCAGGCTTGGCTGAAGCTGCAGAATCGGGGCAAGCTACGCCACAACATTATCTCACAAGGTACTGTTACACACCGCGCTGCTCATCGTAACTGCAACTTAGCTCAGGTGCCTGCATCGCGTCTGCCTTATGGAAAAGAGTGCCGCGAGCTGTTCACTGTGGCCGATGGCTATATGCTATTGGGTGCCGATCTGTCAGGTATCGAGGCGCGCTGTCTGGCCTTCTATCTTAATGACGCTGAGTTCACCAAAGAACTACTCGATGGCGACATCCATACGGCGAACCAAAAGGCTGCAGGGCTTTCAAGTAGAGACCAGAGCAAGCGGTTTTTCTATGCCTACATGTATGGGGCTGGTGCCGCAAAGATTGGTGAGGTTGTCGGTGGTGGTATCAAAGAAGGCCGCGAGCTGCTCAATCGCTTCAATACCAATATGCCTGCCATTAGGCGTCTTAGGGCGGCTGTAGAGGCTGCTGCCGAGCGTGGCTATCTCGTAGGGCTAGACCACCGACACATCAAGATAAGAAGCCAGCATAAGGCATTAAACAGCCTGCTGCAGGGAGCCGGTGCGACTATCGCCGGCCAGTGGCTGATCAATACAAACAATGCAATCAAAGAGCAGGGGATCGATGCAAACATCATGGCATGGGTGCATGACGAACTGCAAATCCAAGTGAGAGAGAAGGACGCAGAACATGTCGGTGATATCGTTCGAAGAAGCGCGCAAGAAGCTGGAAGAAGATGGGGCTTTGAAAAAGTACCGATCGAAGCTGAGTACAGCATCGGCCGAAGCTGGGCTGATACACACTGACATTGACCTCGATGAGGATGACGCGGCCGCCTTTGTGCGGCTCTTTTTAATTGTGGACAAAGCCTGCCGGAGACCATTTAGCGCCAAAGGCAAGTTCGCCAGAGAGAACGCCGTACAACTACCAGCAGCTCAGGATCTCGGACTGATCACAACCCGCCTCGATGATGAGACTTGGGGATCAGTCTGGCTATGTACTGAGGGTGGCATGGAATGGCTCAAGGAGATAGCACATGAAATTACTGATTGACGCTGACATCTATGCATTCCGCTGCCTAGCTGCAACTGAAGAAGAGACCGACTGGGGTGATGATATCTGGTCACTGTCTACGGATCTAAAAGTGGCAAAGCAGGCCTTCGAGGGTGAGCTTGTAAAGTTCACTGATAAGCTAGGCTATGATGATTACATCCTATGCTTCAGCAGCCCTTCAAACTTTAGGCGCGACATCAACCCTGACTATAAGTCGGCGCGTAAGAAAACCCGCAAGCCATTAGGTTATGTTGCTTTCGTCAATTGGGCAAAAGAGACCTATCCGTTCATGGTCAAAGATGGGCTCGAGGCTGATGACTGCCTCGGCATCTTAGCTACTCAGCCAGCCAATGTCGGTAAGTGCATTGTGGTATCCGATGATAAAGATCTCAAGACGATCCCATGCCAACTTTACAGGCCAATGGCTGATGAGCGTTTGACTGTCAGTGAAGCTGACGCTGACAAGTGGTTCTACACTCAGACCCTCACCGGTGACCCGACCGATGGCTATGCCGGCTGCCCAACTATCGGTGCAAAGCGAGCTGAAACAATCCTCGGTACTAGACCCGATTGGTCGCTAGTCGAGCGTACATACATCAAGAATGGGCTGACCAGAGATGACGCAATCATGCAGGCTCGCATGGCTCGCATTCTGCGGTGGTCTGATTGGGATCATGACAACCATAAACCTATACTTTGGGAGCCTAGCCATGCGGCATGAGGAATACATGAAAGCAGCCGCCGCTGCTACCAATGACATCATCAAAGAACCATCACACTACACCAGATACGCGATACAGCCCAAGACCTTCATCATGGCTAATGGGCTCGAGTTTTGGCGTGGCAACATCATTAAATATGCAATGCGCGCTGGGTTCAAATCGTACCCAGACATGGACGCTATTCAATCTGAGATCACTGATCTCGAGAAGATCAAAGAGTATGCCGACATCCGCATCGAAAACTTAAAAGTGGAGCAACATTATGGATCTCAATAACTATCAACAAGCGGCAGTTCGTACTGCTGTTTACGGATCTAATTGCGACATCATGTACCCAGCTCTCGGGCTGGCTGGTGAGGCTGGTGAGGTCTGTAACAAGATCAAAAAGATCTACCGTGACGACCTCGATCCAGAAGAGCTCGTGGATGACCTCAAAGCCGAGCTCGGTGATTGCCTCTGGTATATCGCAGCGCTCGCCCATGATCTTGGCCTGACGCTTACTGAGATCGCTGCTCACAACTTAACCAAACTGCAATCAAGACAACTGCGCGGTAAACTGGCCGGCTCGGGAGACTATCGATGAGTAACTATTTTGCATCCGACTATCAGGCTTTCATCCATAAGTCACGCTATGCGCGCTGGCTGGATGATGAGCAGCGCCGCGAGGAGTGGCCTGAGACTGTAGCTCGGTACTTTGACTACATGGTTGGTTGGCTCAATGATAAGCATGGCTACATCGTGAGCGATGTCGAGCGCAGTGAGCTCGAGGATGCTGTACTTAATCAGGACATCATGCCATCCATGCGCTGCATCATGACCGCAGGCAAGGCGCTCGATCGAAACCATGTGGCCGGCTACAACTGCAGCTACCTACCACTCGATCACCCACGCGCATTCGATGAGATGCTTTACATCCTGATGTGTGGCACCGGTGTCGGCTTTAGCTGCGAGCGTAACAATGTCGATAAGCTGCCTGAGATCTCGAGCAACATGTCAGATAGCACGACAGTCATTATGGTACAGGATAGCAAAGAAGGATGGGCTCAAGGCCTCAAAGAGCTCATTGGCATGCTCTATGCCGGTACAATACCATCATGGGATCTAAGCCAGCTACGGCCTGCTGGTGAGCGTTTGAAGATCTTTGGTGGTCGTGCATCAGGTGCCAAGCCTCTCGATGAGCTGTTCCATTTTGTCGTTGATATCTTCAAAAGAGCAAAAGGTCGCCGGCTGTATCCAATCGAGTGCCATGACATCGCATGTAAGATAGGTGAGGTAGTGGTCGTTGGTGGTGTTCGCCGCAGCGCGCTGATCAGCCTATCCAATCTCAATGACGATCAGATGCGTCACGCCAAAGCTGGTCAATGGTGGAATGATAACGCACAACGCGCATTAGCAAACAACAGCGCAACCTACAAGCACAAGCCCGACATGGAGACATTCATGCGTGAGTGGCTTGCCCTAGTTGAAAGCAAGAGCGGTGAGCGTGGTATGTTCAACCGTGAAGCTGCCAAGCTAAAAGCGTCTGAGAATGGACGCCGTGATAATGGTTATGAGTTCGGCACCAACCCTTGCAGTGAGATCATCCTGAGACCTTACCAGTTCTGCAACCTGACTGAGGTTGTCGTGCGGGGATCTGATGATGTGTTCTCACTCGAGAAGAAAGTACAGCTCGCAGCTAAGCTCGGAACATGGCAGTCAACTCT